TTATGCGAACGCCAGCGAAACCAATCGAACGGCAATCGGAACAATTTGCAGCGCAGTTCCGCCCGCGATGAACAACAAACCGCGCCGCGCGCCGCGCGAAGATGCAAGCAAGTTCTGCACCATCGGCATTTGAAGGTTTTCTTGGTCTGTTTCGCCACAAAAACCCGGAATCCCGACACTGATCGCGTCGGCTTCCTTCAAAATGACCGCGCGGGCCGTGATCCATGCCCCGACCAAAGTTATCGCCAAACCCAAGCCAGTAAGTATGTCCGAAGTCACGTTGTCCATGCAAACCCCCGATTTCACCGCACTATGCAGCCTTGCTGCGGCTAAGGGCAAGTTGGGCTTTCGCGTTCGCGTGATCGCTTTCAGCGCTTCGACAGGTCAAAAGGGCTGATTTTTCGCTGTAGTAGTTCTGTAGTAGGATTTTGGCGCTTAGAAATTTCGCAGCAAAATCAACAAATTGCAGAAGTAAGTGGCAGCCCGTAGGGAAGGGCGCTTCTCTTGCAATATCAATGGACTTGGCTTGTCCAACCCGGCCAACTGGCACCATTGAAAACAATGGCGAAAATCGGCGTTTGTCCAACCGATTTGACGGTGCTGAAAACGGAAGCGCCGATGCACCGATCCTTGGAAGGCGTGTTGATCAGAACGGCAACTGGAACCGCGCCCGCTGGGGATGGCTCAAAGCGATCACGGGTGACCCTGAACTGTCGCCGATGGCCCGGCTTCTCGCTCATGTTCTCGCAACGCAGTTTTCGCACCATGAGACGGCGCATTGCGCGCCCGGCACCGACACCTTGGCCGATGCCCTTGCTACGTCTGTCGATACCATCAAGCGCGCCCTACGCGATCTGGCGGCGGCGGGATGGCTGATCAAGACCGAAGGACGCGGGCGCGGAAATCGGTCTGAAATCTTCTTTCTGGGCGGCAACAACGTGGTGCCGATGATCTGCCCGAAGGGGCCGGAAGCGTCCGGCCATGACCGCCCGAAAGCGGCACAAGCACCAACCACGAAGCACAAAAAGGGGGGCAAGCCTGCACCCGTTGGTATCCGCGAAGGGGCAACGCATAAGGGGGCAGATATGCGCGAAAAAGGGGGCAAGGCTGCACCTTCCCATATAAAGGCTGATCCAAAGAATATCCAAAGGACTGGCCAGCTATCGGAAACCGATCTTTCGAAGCGTTCTTCTGGCCGGATGGACTGGACGTCTTACGACCGGGCGACGGCACCTGAAACATGGACTGGTGTCCTTTTCACGATCAAGCGCGGCGGTAACGCTGAAGCTGCTTGGAACGATTGGCTTACGGGTCATGGGTTTCTGACACTGGCCGAGATCGGGCCGAGAAGTGGCGAAGATGGATGGGCGGTGCCCTGCACCCTACCGCCGCGCCGCGACGATGATCGGTTTGAAGTCAGCTTGGCTGAGAAATGGGCGCGCGTCTTTTCCCGCAACATGAAGGACCGGGCCAATGCTTGAGCAAGCGAAAGACAGATGGCTTCGGGCCTTGATGTATGACCGTGGCCTGTGCCTGGCTGCGCGCGTTCTGGGAGCGGTGCTGATCAGCGACTTCCTAGGCAATACCCGCGCCCCGGATATCGACGCACTCGCCAAGGCGTTGTGTGTGTCGCCGCGAATCACGAAGCGGGCGCTGAACCAGTTGGAACAGGCAGGTTGGCTGACCAGCGCCAATCCCGGCAAGCGCGGCAAGCCGCTGCACCTTACCTTGATCGACCGCCCTTTGCCGACTTCGGGTCCTTCCCGGCCCTGACCTATACGGGGGGCAGAGGCGCGATGCTTGAAGCTATGCAAGAATTTACAAGGGGTTAAAAGATGCGGATCATGTCGGAACTACCGGGGCTGGGGGGCGACAAGCCCGTCCATCGCATTGGCGGTTCCGACCTTTGCGACCTGTTCGGCATCACGCCGGGGATGCTGACCACGCTTGGAAAGCGCGATATCGTGGTCCGTCTTGGCCATGATGCCTATGACCTTGAAGAAAGCACCCGCCGCTACATCGCCAGCCTGCGCGAGACGGCAAGCGGGCGCGGCGGCGAAGAACAGGTGCTGAACCTGACCAGCGAACGGGCGCGGCTGGCACGGGAACAGGCCGACGCGCAGGCCCTGAAGAACGCCGTCCTGCGCGGCGAATACGTCCCGGCAAGCGACGTGGAACGGGCGTGGTCCGATACCCTGCGCGCCCTTCGTTCCCGGCTTCTGGCGGTGCCTTCCCGGCTGCGCCAGTCCATGCAGCACCTGACCACCAGCGACGTGACGATGATCGACCGCGAATTGCGCGACGCCTTGCAGGAACTTGGCAATGCCGACGCTTGACCAGATCACGAAGCAGGCGCTGCGCGCCCTGATCCCCCCGCCGTGCCTGCGCCTGTCGGAATGGATCGAACGGGAAATCGTGCTGCCCGACGGCGTGTCCGCCTTGCCCGGCCCGGTTCGCCTCTGGCCCTTTCAGCGCGAAATTGCCGACGCCATAGGCGACGCCGAAATCGAACGGGTAACTCTGGTGAAACCTGTCCGGGTGGGGTTCACCACGCTTCTGACCAGCGCCCTTGCTTCCTTCGTCGCCAATGAACCCGCGCCGATCCTCTGCCTTTTGCCCGCAGAGGCCGATTGCCGCGACTACATGGTGTCTGATATCGAACCGATCTTCGGGGCTTCCCCGGCGCTTGCCGCTGCCCTGTCGGATGAACAGGACGAGTCCGGGCGCAATACGCTTCTTTCACGCCGCTTCCCCGGCGGATCGTTGAAAGTGGTCGCGGCAAAGGCACCGCGCAACCTGCGCCGTCACAACGTCCGGGTTCTGTTCATGGACGAAGCCGACGGTATGGAATCGACCGCCGAAGGGTCGCCAATCCTCTTGGCCGAACGCCGCACCATGTCGTTTCCCGACCGCAAGATCGTTCTGGGCAGCACCCCGGTTCACGATGAAACCAGCCATGTTCTGCGCGCCTATGCCCAATCCGACGCCCGAATCTATGAAGTGCCGTGCCCCGAATGTGGGGCTATGAGCGAACTTCTGTGGCCCGATATCGTCTGGGATACAGGCGCGCCCGAAACGGCCCGTTGGCGCTGCCCGCATTGCGCCGCAGAGGTATCGGAACGGCACAAGCCGGATATGGTCGCGGCTGGCCAGTGGCGCGCCACACGGCCCGAAGTCCGGGGCCATGCGGGGTTTCGCATGAACGCCCTGATCAGCCTTCACACCAATGCCGCATGGGGCAAGCTGGCCGTGGAATTCGTGCAGGCGAAAGACGATCCGACTACGCTGCAAACCTTCGTCAACACGATCCTTGGCCAAGGCTGGCGCAGCGCCGGGGATGAGCTGGCCGAAGATGAGCTGATGGCGCGCGCCGAACCCTTCGGGCTTGCCGCCGTTCCCGCCGAAGTGCTGGCGGTTACGGTCGGGGTGGACGTGCAACACGACCGCCTAGAAGTCACCTATCTGGGCTGGACCGAAGGCGGCGTGGCGCTTGTGCTGGGGCATCGGGTGATCTGGGGACAGTATGACGCCGAAGAAACTTGGGTCGAACTGGACGGGCTGATCGGTTCCCGCTTTCCCCATGCACTTGGCGGAAAGATCGGGGTGGACGCCTGCGCCATTGACGCGGGCGACGGGGTATCCATGCACCACGTCACCGCCTTTGCCACGCCCCGGACACGGCGCAAGGTGCTGGCTATCAAGGGCGCGCCGGGGAACCGTCCGATGATCGAACGGGCAGGATCGACCACCAAGACGGGCGCGCGCCTGTGGATCATCGGCGTGGATACGGTGAAGCTGCAACTGTTCGGGCGGCTGGCGCAGGCGGGCAGCTTCCGGTTTTCGGCCGATCTGCCCCCGGTCTGGTTTGAACAACTGGCGTCCGAACGGTCTGTGGTGCGCTACACCCGTGGCCAGCCGACGCGAAGCTTTGTTCGGATACCGGGGCGGCGGGCAGAGGCGCTTGACTGTGTGGTCTATGCCTTTGCCGCGCGGGGATTGCTCAATCTGGACTACGACCAGCGCCGCGCCGATCTTTCGACCGAAGCCGCACCCGCGCCGAAACGTGCCGCGGTGCTGGCGTCAAGTTGGATGCAGCGTTAAGAGGCATCCCAAGACACTTCCTCAAGCCAAGACTAAGTTTCCCGCGAAAAAAGATCATTGCCGCGATCAAGGTATTTCAGGTCGTCACCATATACAGACTTCAAAACTTCCTTTGACCATGGATCAATCTTGTCAAACTGATCCCAAATCCCATCGCGGTCAATTCTAGCGCCGGTGCCATATTTCTCTTTCTTGGTAAGCCGGACAAACTCTCTGTCGTCAATATTCAGTTTTGTGTAATCCAAATCTCGCTCAACAATAAAAGCAATAGCAATATGCTGCTCTGATCTAGCCCCATCTCGGTGCCATACACAAACGGCATCTTTATCCGTAAGCATGACGTCAATCCCAAGTTCTTCCTTCAGTTCTCGAAAGACACATTGGTGCAGGACGCCCATCATTTCAGTTTCATCATAAAGCGTTTTGTCTTCTTCCCGAACGTGACCACCAAAATACATAAGGATACGATTCTGCTCGGGTGAGTTCTTGGACGTAGCGGTCTTACCCTTTCGGGCAACGACAAACTCAAACTCACGTTTATCCTTCAGAATAGCGATCGGAAGCAACTGTACCTTCGTGGCATCATCTTCCACTATTTCACGGTCATCAAATGCCATATTGTCATTGAAATAACCTTCAAGGTCGCTAAACTTAGCAGTGGGACCGCTGAACAGCTTTTCAAGTCCATCCTTTGGGACGAAGCAAATCTTTTCCTTTGCGACATCTTGCAGTTTTTCAAGGCAGAGTTCGGTCACTTTCACCCCCACGGCGTTTTGATTCAGGTCATCGGTTTTTACTTCAACGAACTGCCGAAAAAGTGGAGCAGCCCACTGCTTCGCGGCTTCAGCCGACGTTCTATACCCTTCCAATACATTGTCGCGCATGACGCTGCCCTGCTTTCGCGTGAGCAAATTTTTATACTCGCGTTCCATCGAGGTTTCCGGCATCGCATCGAAGTGAATCACCAGATCGACCATCATTCGGAATCTCGGCGCTGTGAAGAAGCTTTTGAACCGTTTATAGTCTTCCTCTCCAAGGAATCCATTCATCTTCTGCCATTCAAACCAGCACAAGGAATCGAAAAACCCTCTGTCCATTATTACTACATCATACTCCTTTGGGCGATTTGCAACTATCTCTGAAAGTTGGTTTATTGCTGCGCATCCATTCCAGACATTGAACAGCGGATCAAATTTGTTTTCTATAGGGCAAACACTAGCCCTTTCCGTCAGGACCTTTGTTTTAAAGTTATTCCGACGAAGGAAGATGTCCAAACTTGAAATGCTGCTCGACTTTCCAGATTTCGGCGTGCCGGAGAACTCGATAACAATGGGGCGACGCGAAAGTACCTTGCGTTTTGCGTCAAGCACAGCACTGGCCTTTTTTTCCAGTGCTTGGATGCGCGCTATGGTGTCAGCTTCTGAGTTCACGCTACACAACCCCCATTAGATGCTTTTCTCCAGAGTTTTCCATTTTCGAAACGACTCTTCCAACCAAGAACCCTACAAAGAACCCAAGAAGCCCAGACAGGTAGAAGTGGTTCGGCGAAAAACCCGTAAACTCCTTTACTGACGAAATGATAGTCGTCACCCAAATCATGTAGCTTACCCATGCAAAGAAGAATCCGAAGAAGGGGCGAGCCACGAAGTAAGCGACGCTCCCAATCATCTTTGCACTCAAGGCCTCTTGCGTGAATGTGTAGTTATCAGAGATGCACGCTTTGTAGAGTTTTCGAGTGTAAAATATTGAAACGCCGACAACTGAAAGCGCGAGACACAGAAAGAACGGATCCTCCTCGCCAGGTGCTATCTTCTGAGCCAAGTTGAGTTTCATTGCATATGCACCAGCGGCAAGTAACAGGGCCAGATAATAGATAAAGAGCGATATAACCGCCCCTCTATTCAGTCGAATATTCTTTGCATCCCTCGTCTCTGGTGCTGCCTCAGCCATCGTTACGACCTCATAGTTTTCCCGTGGTCCGCTTGTGCCAACGCGACTAAGCGTTCCGTTTTGAATACACTCTGTCAGGGAAATCTCTAAGTCAATGTCTTGGAAGATGCATGCTCCCCTTAGACCGCAGTTTGGTTGGCCACCCACCCCGGGTTGATGTTGATTTGCGACCAAGCACCGGCAAGCCCATTCGACAACTTCACTGCGGATGTGGTGATAGTTGACACTATGTGTAACTTCGTGCTAGCTATCACCATGCAACGTGAGGGCGCGCCGTGTCGAATTACCACATCGAATACACCGATCAGGCTGAGTTCAGCGCGGGCGAAGCTGCCGAGATTTCCGGCGTGAACCCGGTCCTGCAACGACACTGGCGCAAGCGCGGCTTGCTTTCCCAGATCGAAGGTGAGCGGAACGCGCGATTTTCGATCAGCGAAGTGGTTCGCATGACGATCATGCAGCGGCTGACCGAAGGTGGAATCAGCATCAAGGGCTTGCAAGCGTTCTCTGGACTTGCGGCACATCACGCGACCGCCAAGTTGATGGGCTTGCCCGGTTCCGTCGCAATCAAGGCCGACTCGCCGGATGCTGAAGCCGAAGAACGGCAGCGCATCGAAAGTTGGGCAGCGCACAGCAAGGTTCGCTATGTGTTCTGGCCCTTGCCCGAACGCGACGACTTGGAAGGGCGCATCGCCCAATACCTTCGCGCGGACCTGTCCGACCTTCACGAATTGGTCGATCAGGAAGGCGTTTTCCACGGGCTGCTGATTGACCTAGAGGCCGTCGCCAAGCTGGTTCACAGCCGCGCGAAGCTGCCCCTTGAAACCCACGTCGTCACGGCGCGCCTTTTGGATGGCAGCGCGAAATGAGTTTTCTTGCCCGCCTTTTGGACCGTATGACGGGGCCAACCCAGAAACGCCAGATCGAAGCGGGCGGAGGGGGGCGGCGCTGGCAGGGTTCGCCCATGATGAACGCACCGCAAGCGTCGATCCTTGCGGCCCGTGCGCCAGCCAAGGCTCGTGCGGCGGCGCTTTCCATGAACAACCCGACGGCGGCGCGGATCGTGGAGACGTGGCTTGCGGCACTCGCTGGCAAAGGCTGGCAAGCGCTTTCGCAGCACCCGGACCCGGCGACGCGGCGGGCGCTGAACAATGAGTTTGAAGGGCAGATGCTGGCCTTGTTGCCAGTCGCGGTGCGCGCCTTGGTGCGCGACGGTGAGTCCTTTATCAGAACATCCGTAGGTGGCAGCGACGCCGACGGATCAGGACGGGCAGCGTTTGGTTCCTTGGCGCTGCCCGCCGACCAGATCGACCCGTCCCTAACCCGTGACCTTGGCGACGGCGCGCGCATCGTTGCCGGGGTGGAGTTTGACGCAAGCGACCGGATCGTCGCCTATCATGTTCTGCCTGATGCCCCCGGAATCCCGTTCGGGATGATCGGGCAGGCAATGCGGGTTCCGGCGCGCGAAGTGCTACACGTCTTTGACCAGCTTTTCCCCGGACAGGTGCGCGGCATTTCATGGCTTGCCCCGGTGCTGCTGAAACTGGCGGATTTTGACGCCGCGTCCGACGCCATGCTGATGACGCTGAAGGTCCAAAGCCTGATGACGGGCTTTGTGCGCGACGCCGAAGGCGGCACGGCGGGGTTCGAGTCAACCGACGGCAGTTTGAACGTGAGCCTTGAACCGGGCGCTATGCGCGTTCTGCCCTTCGGTGCAGAGGTTGAATTCTCGCAGCCCGGCCAAGGTCTGTCGCAGGCCGTCGAATTCGTGAAAGGCCAGCAACGCGAAATCGCCGTCGGTGTCGGGCTGACCTATGAACAGGTGACGGGCGATCTGTCGGGCACCAACTATTCAAGCGCCCGTGTCGGATTGCTGGAATTCCGCCGTCGCGCCGAAATGCTGCAACGCACCCTGATCGAAGCGCAGTTGCTGCGCCCGCTTTGGCGGCGCTGGATCGACGCCAAAGCATTGGCGGGTGAAATCGGCGCGAGTGAATCCGAATTGGCCGATTATCGCGCCGTCAAATTCGTTGCCCCCGGCTGGCAATGGGTGGACCCACTGAAGGAAGCGAATTCCGATATCCGCGCCATTGAAGCGGGATTGAAGTCCCGCGCCGAAGTGGTCGCAGGCCGTGGCCGCGATATCGAAGAACTGGACGAAGAAATCGCGGCGGACACGTTCGCCCGCGCAACCAAACCCACAGGAGTCTGAAATGCGAAATTCCCTCTATTCGGGCAACAACGTCACGCTGCCCGCGCCTTATGCCCTGACTTCGGGACAGGTGGCGCAAGTCGGTTCGATCATCGGCGTGGCCCAAGGTGCCGCTGCGATCAGTGCCGACGTGGTTCTTGTCCGCCAGGGCGTTTTCACCCTGACCAAGACCGCCGCGCAGGCATGGACCCTTGGCCAGAACCTGTATTGGGACAACGCCGCCCGCGCCGTCACCACGACGGTTGGCACGAACAAGATGATTGGTGCCGCCTTCGCCGCTGCCCTTGCGGCGGACACGGTGGGACAGGTGCTGCTTGATGGCGCGATCCGCTGACAACCGGGAACCTAAACCATGACCATTCACCTTCGGGCGGCGAACATGCGTCCCGCCACCTTCAGCGCAGAGGCCCGGACGATTGAAGCAATCGTTTCGACCGGGGCACCCGTTGCGCGTCCCGGTTACACCGAGGTTCTGGACCTGCGCGGCGTCGATCTGGCGCGGCTTGTCGGTGCCCCGGTTCTGGACGGGCACCGCCGGGACACGACCCGCGATCAGTTGGGCGTGATCGAGGCGGCGCGCATGACGCCCGAAGGCTTACTTGTGGTGATCCGGTTCCGCGAATCCACCCCGGCGCAAGCCGTGATGACCGACGTTGCCAACGGCACCCTGCGCGGGCTGTCGATTGGCTACACCATCGAACAGACCCGCGAAGCCAAGGACGGCACCAAGCGGGTTCGCACCGCGACCCGATGGACGCCGATTGAAGTGTCCATCGTTCCCGTTCCCGCCGATCCCGGCGCACATTTCAGAAATGGAGAAGTCACCATGCCGACCACCGAACTTGAAGTGCAGGTGCAAACCCGCGCTGAAATGAACACCGAGATTCGCAGCATCGCCGAACTGGCGGGGCTGGACCGGGCTTGGACCGACGCGCAGATCGACGCAGAGGCGACGCCGGAATCGGCTCGCGAACTGGCCTTTACCGCGATGGCGCAACGGCAAGCGCAGACCCGGACCCGCACCACGTCGCAGATCACCTTCGATCACAACGACCCCGCCGTGTTCACCGCCCGCATGGGCGAGGCGATCCACGCCCGGATGAACCCGGCGCATGAACTGTCCGCCCCGGCGCGCCAGTATGCAAACATTCGCCTTCCCGACGTGGTGCGGGAAGTCATGAAGCGGCATGGCCAGCCCTTGCAGGGTGTGTCTGACGCACAGGTGTTCACCCGCGCGGGCAGCATGGTCACGGGCGATCTGGCGGGCATCCTTGGCGATAGCGCCGGGCGAAGCCTTCGCACCGCCTATGACGCCGCCCCGTCCGGTCTGCGCCCCGCTGCGCGCCAGACGCAATATCCGAACTTCAAGGTGCAAACCAAGTATATGCTTGGCGATGCCCCGGCCCTTCGGCGGGTTCTGGAAGGCGGCGAATATCCGATGGGTTCGGTTGCCGAGTCGGTCAATACGAATACTCTGCAAACCTTCGGCAGCATGATCCCCTACACGCGCCAAATGTGGATCAACGATGATCTGAACGCGCTTGCAGACTTCAGCCGCCGCATGGGCATCGCCGCGCGTGAATTCGAGAACTCGCAGCTTGTCACCGCACTGACCAGCAACCCGATCATGGGCGACGGTCTGGCGGTGTTCGTCGCTGGCCACGGCAACCTTGACGCGGCGTCCGCCCCAAGCGTCACCAGCCTGAATGCCGGACGGGTTCGGATGCGGAAACAGACTTCGGCGAACGGGATGCCGATCAATGCCGCGCCCCGCTATCTGATCGTGCCGCCCGAATACGAAACCATCGGGGAACAGTTGCTGACCACGCTTGCAGCAACCGCCGTCGCTGATGTGAACCCCTTCGCCAAGCTGTCGCTTCTGGTGGAACCCCGCCTGACCAACGCGACGCAATGGTATCTGGCAGCGGACCCGGCGAACATCGACGGTCTGGAATACGCCTATCTTGAAGGCGCACCCGGCCCGCAGGTGGAAACGACCGTCGCCTTTGAGGTGGACGCCATGATGATCAAGGTCCGCTTGGACTTTGGCGCAGCATGGATCGACCATCGCGGTTGGTATCGGAACGGCTGATGGCTATCGACCCGACCGAACTGGAAACCCTACGCGACGCCCTGATCAGGGCGCGCGCAAGTGCAACACGAGTCGTCATGTTTGAGGGCAAGCGGGTTGAATATGGCAGCGACGCCGAAATGGCGAACGCCCTTGCCGATCTGGAAACCCGTATCCGCCGCGCCTCTGCGCCCCGACCCGGCAATATCAACTTTTCAACCTCTAAAGGTATGTGATGGCAAACCGTCCCGCTCTTCTGAAACAGTCCGAACTGACTCGCTATCTCAAGGCGATGAAAGCCGCTGGCAATGAGGGCGGCAGAGTTGAAGTGAAGCCTGATGGAACTCACGTCATCTTCCAAGGCGAGTCCGAAGCCTCAACCGTGACCAACCCTTGTGACAGGTTACTGAAATGATACGACGCAAGAACCCTTACCCCGGCGTGACCCGGATCGTGGATCGGCACGGCCAAACCCGTTTCCGGTTTCGAAGTAAAGGGTTCACTTGCTATCTGCCGGGGCCGTATGGCTCCGTCGCGTTTCGTGCTGCCTATGACGGGGCGATTGACGGCGCGAAGTCACCGAACCGCAGCACAACGCCCCACGGCACTTTGGCTTGGCTTGTTGAACAGTATCTGGCCAGCCCGAAGTATCGGAACCTGTCGGACAGCCGCAAGCGCAGCATCCGGGGCGAATTGGACTGGTTGCGCGGCGTCGCGGGCGATCTGCCCTATGCGAAGTTCGGCACTCAGCACGTCGAAGCGCTTATGGGCAAGAAGTCTGGCCCGACTGCCGCGAACACGGTCAAGAAAAACCTGTCGATGCTGTTCAACTTTGCGATCAAGCGCGAAATGGGCGTCACGTTCAACCCGGCTCGATATGCTGACCGGCGCAAGGAAAACGCCGATGGCTACCACACTTGGACCGAGGCAGAAATAACCCGTTTCAAGGAACACCACCCGACCGGCAGCAAGGCACGGCTGGCGATGATGCTGTTCCTGTGGACCGGTGCAGCGCGGCAGGACGTGGCGGCGATGGGCTGGCGCAACGTGCAGGGTGATCGCATCACATATCGGCGCGGCAAGACAGGCATCGCGGCCGATCTGCCGATCCATGAGGAACTTGCGGCCGAACTCGCCCATGTGCCGCGGGACCAGTTTCTGTTCGTCACGCACGGCGACGGCCTGGCCTATAAGCCGACGACTCTGGGCAACTGGTTCAAGGATCAATGCCGCGCGGCTGGCAACGATTTGTGTTCAGCTCATGGGCTGCGAAAGTCGCTCGCAACACTCATGGCGAACGCGGGCAAATCGCCCGATGAAATCCGCGCCGTGATGGCTCACAAGACCAATAAAGAGGGCGCGACCTACACCAAAAAGGCAGATCGTTCGCGGCTTGCGAGTAGCGGATTTGTCGGGCTTTCCAGCACGGAAGTGGAACAGAAGTTGTCCAACCTGCCGACAAGGTTGGACACAAGCGCATCGCAACCTATTGAAAGGAAAGCAAAAAAATGA